CCGCCTTTCGCGCCAGCCGCTTCGGTTTTTCCGCCGAAAGCGTTATTGAGTAAATCCGCGTTACCGGCTTGCTGGCTGCCGTTATCCGCTGATCCGTCTGTTTTGACTCCCTGTACGTTAGGTTCGTCCATATTATTTTCCTCCTCCGGAAGCGGCGGTTTCTGCAATAAAATCTGTTAAGACTTTTTCGTCTCTTACTCCCAGCCGTTCCCGAATAAAATACTTTGCAAAATTATTTAAATGTCTTTCACGTTCTCCATTTGCTTCTGTAAAAAAACCTAATTCAGTTAAAAGCATGTTAAGCACGATTTTGCCGTCATCGGTAGCGAATAACCTCTGGCAAGTATCGACTAACATTTCGTTTTTTTCTTCGTCAGATAATTTTTTATTATTCCAAAAATTGTTAATTTTGTTTTTCATTTAATAACTCCTAATTCATTTGATAAAATGATTTTTTGAATAACACCATAAAGTTTTATAGAAGCATAAATTAAGGATAAAATTACATTTAAAACAAGAAGTATATTAATAATTAAATCCTTTGTTTCACTTTTTGATTTTATCCTTACAAAAATTAATACCCAAATGTTGATCATGATTATTAAAATTATTTCCATTACATTCCTCCTGCCATTTGATTATTTAACTCCGCTAAGGTTGATCCCGGGTGTACAGGCTCGTTTAATTTATTCGCGTTCCCCATGATTTGTTTCTGCGTTTCCATCGCTGCCGCCATCTGATCCCGCTGCGCCTGCTGCTCGGCTCGTTCCTTACGAAGCGCTTCGATATCTTTGTCCTCGCGGATCGCTTCCTGCGGAAATCCCAGTCCTTCAAGCCCTCGTTTCATCGTCGCGTCGAAGTCCACAACATCAAGAGCTGTCGGACCAGATACTTGCGCGATAGAACCAATTAAATGTATCGCCTGTTGAATTCCTGACGATTCGTGATATTTCTTCTGCGCTTGAGCAAGCGGTCCCATAAAATCAACCTTCATCTGCGCTCCGGTGTTGGTAAGGCTAGCGGGCGGCTGAGGTATTTTTCTTTGTTTGTAAATAAGGTTAAAACTGCGCTGGATTATTTTTTGTAATGACTTATTTAAAATAACAACGACATCCGAAAGGACAGCGGCTTTCTCGCCCTGCATTTCCATTACTTCCGTAGCGGTCATCTGATTTCCTTCTTTCCGCTGTAAGGCAAGGAAAAAATCAACGAAAAACCAGTCTTTTACCCGGTCTTCCATATCGTGATATATTTCAAGAGTAATAGGAAAGTTTATTCCAGTATTTATTGGCTTTATTATTGCGTCTGGGTTATCGTAGTAATTAAATCCATTTGGAACAACACTTGTTTTTTTTTCTCTCATTGATTCTGGTACATTGTAAGAGGGCGATCCCGCCATCTGTGCTATTTTTAATTTTTGCTCATCGATTTTATTTAATATTCTTATATCGTCAATCGCGTGTATTGACGGCGATTCTCCGTATGGAGTACCGCTTATAGGTTCCCAGATAAAAACAGCAAATGGGAATTCATTGTACCCTGATTCCATTAATATTCTGTCTTCACCTTCATCGATATAAATGGATGCGTAAGGCATTTTCTTCGCGTCCGTGGAATCGTTGTCATTATCTTTGCGTTTAAAGACAGCGTGAATAATTGTTATTTCTTTATCTAAATCGCTGTCGCTGCGTTTTAATTCTTCTTTTTGATTTTCACTTAAATTATCTTCGCCGAAAAATACCGCGGCGTTTTCTAACGACATTGTATATCTGCGGTATATAGTATCGACTTCATCATATTCATCGATACCCATAACATATTCCTGCTTCTTTAATGCGGTAAAACGTAGTTTATTATCTCCAACAATCTCATCGATCATCATAACGCCGTCTCCGTAAAGAACTGCGTTATTAATCATTATTCCGACTTGCTGATACAGATTTGACCGTGAGAACTCCGCGTAAAGTTTTCGTTCTACCTGCTCAAGCCAGTCTTTGGCGCCGTAGATACTGTCAACATGATGCTGGTCTTCAAACGTGAGTTTCTGCCATACGATATTCGGGGAAATTGAATAACCCACAAGCCCTGTACGTAGAGTACGCGCATACTGTGTCGGTCTGGTTGTGAATCGTTTTGATCGTTTTGGAATTTTGTCCTGGGGATTATCCCAGTTAAGAACGGAAGGAGCGACATACTTTTGAACGTCCTTCCAGTCAGAAAGGCGTTTATCCCTCTCTTTCTTTAAACGTTCATACTGCCGCTTGAGATTGGATACCCTGTCTTTCTCGCTTACGCTTTCCCGGCGCATAGACACTCCTGTCCGCAGTCATTATGAACGCGGAAAATAGGTTAGTATCTATCGACGCCGTTTTCTTGGTAGCCAATATTTTACTTACTTTCGTTTATAACATATATTTATAAAACTCGTCAAGAGTTTTATTTGTTTATTTTTAATCCGCAAGCGGATCGTAATACGCGCTCTGCTTTACTCCGAAATTCCAATTGCCATTCTGTTTGCGCAGCGCTCTTCCGGGGAATTTAACAAACTCGCTCATACATGCGTAACGCGTTTCATCGTAAATGTGATCTTCAAGTTTACTGTTGATATCTTCAGGGTTACTAGGATCTGGCGTAAGAACCGGAATTGTACGGATAAAATCAACACAATGATCGAAAATAAGCATCATCGGCTTTCCATCTTCGCCTGTCGTCATCATCTGCTGGTGTACTTGCATACAACCATTTACTCTTTCTTTAACCGCTTTGATCATTTTAAAACCGGCAGCTTCCCATTTTTCCGCTGTACTTGGGCTGTCATCATCCTTACTCCACATCGCTCCATCTGCTATGATCTCCGTTACACCTTCAGCGACAGCATCTTCCCATGCTTTAGCCGCGGCTTCCGCAGCTCCTATTCTGATTCCTGTATTTGATTCATGCTTCGCGCATCCGTACCATTCGCCGTAACGTACCAATCTTCCTTCGGAATTTACCGCCCATTTACCCAGGCTAAAGGGTTTATCGAATCCCCAATCCAATGAATAAAAACGTTTCCATTTTCCGGAAGGAAGCGCGAATGGTTTAACAACATGCCTCTCTCTTCGGAACTCGTCAAATACCTGTCCTGCGAATACGTCCCAGTCGCCTTCAAGTAAAGCTCTGCGTAAATGTGCCGGCAGCATCTCAAGGCGTTTAAGATAATTAGGATCGTTATCCATCAGTTTTTTATTATCCTGAATTAACGCTTTTACGAAACTTCGGGTTAATCCGTCTCTTGTCTTATATATCTTCCCTGGTTCTCTGCCGTCTATAAACCTTGTCTTAATCCATGCGTGTCCCGGACCTCCGGGGTTCGCTGTTCCGCGGATATAACATGGCGCTCCGGCTGCGCTTCTTGCGCGGCTTATCATGTAACGCCAGCAGTAATCAGTGGGATAATTACCCAGCTCGTCAAATCCTATCCATGTGTATTCCTGTCCCTGATAACGGGTAACATCGTCGTCTCTTTCAAGGAAACGAAACTGAAGTTGTGATCCTGTCGGAAAATAAAATGTTCGTTCTGCTTGTTTCCATCTGGCGCCCAACGGTATATAAAGCTGCTTTGCGCGGTTTATTATGCTTTCAAGTTCCGGGTAAGTCCGTCTAAATAAAATCCCCTTCCAGTTCTGTCTCCATTCATTACAAAATGAAATAAAGTCAACTAATAGAAAATCGCTCTTTCCTCCGCCTGCAGCTCCGCCATACAGCAGTTCAAATGCGTTATTCGCCAGAGCTTGTGCCTGTCTCTTCTGGGGGCTCCAGAGTTCCTTCATCCTGTATTTCTCCTAATTCCTCTTCGTTGAATAATTCTTTTTGAATTGCTTTTAATACGCCTATATCTTCTATATCATTTCCAGTCACTACAGTATTTATGGGTTTACCGTCTATCCTGTCGAAAATATATTTTATCGATGTAATATCTTTGTTAAAAACAGCAAGCTGCCAGAGATTTTTCGCCAGAGCGTCTTTTAATTTCATTCCATGTAATTCTTTTAATTCCGGATCGTTTCTTTTTTCTTCCGGGACTTCTATTTTCTTATTACCATATTTCGCCAATAATAATGTCAATGAATTATTTTTCTTCGGACGCCCGTGAGGATTATTCGTTTTTCCTTTTGGTAATGGCATTGCGCTCTCCATGCACTTTTACTGCAGGAAAGCATCGGACAGGTTTGTTTGTTTTCTTTTGTTAATCAGAAATTTTTCCGAACCAAACACCTTTCGAGCTTCCCTTCTTGTGTTCGGATTTCGGTTTTCCGACCATCCTATATATTTTTTATATTATATTTATTCTTTTTTGTCAACTTTTTATCGTTTTTTTCGCTTTTTAAAAATTAGTGTAGTACTTTGTGTATTATTAAATACTATATATTAACATTTATTTATTTGTATATTTTATTAATATACACATTTCATTACACTATTACACTTTTTAATGTAAATCGTTATGTTATAACGATTTAGCGAGTGTAGGCAGAAGTGTAGTAGTGTAATACCTATTACACTTTTTCATCTTTTTTATAAGAAAATGCCCTCTTTCAGGGAATATGGGCGCGGAATTTTCCCCTTCCTCATCTGCTTTTAATCTTTTTTTTACGTTAGTGTAGTGATTTTGCAGTACTGTCACTACACTTAAAGCTCGGTGAGTAAATGAGATTAATTATTATTTTTGGTATTATTTGACAGCTTTGGACAAAGCGCTCTTTATCCGCCGCCTTTATCCGGTAGAGGAGGAGAGGAACCTATCAGCTTTATATTAAGATAAACAATTCCCTTATTCGTCCTTTTCTTCTCTTTAATGTGAACGCTAAGATGTTCGCCGAATTTACTCTTGCCCATCTTCTTTCTGATGTTTTCTTTATCGCACCATAATAAAAAGTTTTTAAATAAGTCGTCTACCTCTTCGCCGTTGCCGGGAGATTCTTCAGTATTCTCTTTTACCCAGCGACCAACTAAGTCCTGGCTTTCAAGATATTCTTTGCTCGCTTCATCGATTACTTCGCATTTTGGAAACGCTTCGGCGCCGCCGCCTCTTTTATAATAAAGCCCTGCGAAATATATTAACAGCCGCAGTATTTGCGGCGCCTCTTCTATTAATTTTTTTTCTAAATCCGGTATAATTTCATCATCCGGAACTGTGTAATCAAAAGGTATTAATCTAATGCGCCGTTTTGCTTCTTTTCCAGTATTTTTTATCGTTAATTTATGATTTGTTCCTACCGCCAATTTGCAAACAGATATTAGTGTAAAATCCTTTTTAAATTTTCTCTTCGCAGTTGTAGGTTCGCCTGTTGTTATTTCTTTTATCAGTTTCATGTTGAGCTGACCTTCTGCCGCGTCCGCGAGTACTCCAAGGCGGATTCCTGGAAGATTTGCTAAATCGAATTGGCTTGCGAATCGATTTTCTATTACTATATCCTGCGCGATAGGAGAGGAGTAATCGCCGAATAGCGACATCATTAATTTTAATAAAACAGATTTTCCGTTCTGCCCGCCGCCGTGAAAATTAACGAAGAACGAGGCGCCCGTTTCACCTGTCAGGCTGTAACCGAAATAAAATAATATCCATCTTGCTAAATCCATCCGCTCTTCATTTTCATTTATGTCTTCATTATATTTACTGGTTATTTTTCTCATGAAGTTTGTGAATTGCGGAGGCATTTCAGGCTGTTTTCCTTCTTCTTTTTTTTCTACTTCAGAAGGTTTGCATAACATGCTTTTTGTAATGTAGTCTTCCGGCTCAACAGGACGTACTTCACCTGTTTTCAAATTGTATAAATCTCCCTGGCAATTTAATAACTCAGGAGAAATATCGAATGTCTCATAAGGTATCGTTATTCTTTTATCGCGCTTTAAAATCGTCATCATCGCGTTGATGCCGCTTGAGCTTAACAAGTGCCGCGCGTAACGTACTCCTTCATGGTACTCTTCTGTCGCGTGTTCAGCTAACAACCTGCCGTAGTGCCTTACAATCCACTGTACCATGCTCTCAGCATATTCTTCTCCCTTCCAGCATCCGTCTTCAGAAGACCAGCCCATCCAGCCGTTTTCCGTGTACCGGATATATCTGCCGCAGTGTTTTACAATATCCTCAGCCAAATAATCTTCAGATAAATCATTGCCGTCCCATGGGTTTATTTTATATTCATTCGGAATTTGTTTTATCGCGTAAGCCGCCATGCGCCCGGAAAGAGTCGCTTCCTTGTAATCAGGCTGCTTTGTACGTTTCTCTCTCTGTCCAGTTCTTGC